CAAGGCCCGTCCCCGCCGCGTGATGCTGTACGGCACGCACGGCATCGGCAAGAGCACCTTCGGTGCGATGGCCGAGAAGCCCATCTTCGTCCCCACGGAAGACGGCTTGGCCGACATCGACTGCGAGTCGTTCCCGCTCGCCCGCAGCCTCGGCGAGGTGATGGCGGCGCTCGAGTCGCTCTACTCGGACGACCACGACTACCGCACCGTCGTCATCGACAGCCTCGACTGGCTCGAGCGTCTGATCTGGGCCGAGGTGTGCGCCGACGAGAACGTCGAGAACATCGAGAAGATCGGTTACGCCAAGGGCTTCTCATTCGCCATCGACAAGTGGCGCTCGGTGCTCGGGGCGCTCGACGCGCTCCGCAGCGATCGCGGCATGACCGTCGTGCTCATCGCCCATGCCAAGATCGAGAAGTTCGAGAACCCCGAGACTGTGCCGTACGACCGCTACTCGCCGCGACTGCACAAGTTGGCGTCGGCGCTTGTGCAGGAGTGGGCCGACGAGGTGCTCTTCGCCACGTACAAGGTCCACACCGTCAAGGTCGACGAGGGGTTCAACAAGGCCAAGCACAACGGCGTCTCCACCGGCGAGCGGATCATCCGCACCGTCGAGCGGCCGGCGCACGTCGCCAAGAACCGTCTGGGCCTGCCCGAGGAGATCCCGCTGGACTACCGCGTCTACGGCGCGTTTGCCCGCGGCGAGAACCCCTTCGCCGACACCGCACCCTCCGCCACCACCTCCGACACCGCCGGCACCAACTGACTCATGGCGCGGCATCGCCTGCCAAGTCAAGCCTTGGCGAGCCGCGGCTAGGCATGGCACTTCTTTCATCAATTCAGGAGATCTGCACCAATGGCCAATCTGAACTTTGACGCGAATCAAGTCGATCCTTCCGTTGCCCTCGACCCGCTTCCTGCGGGCAAGTACCTCGCCGTCATCTCCGATTCGGAGCTCAAGCCGACCAAGACGGGCGTTGGCAAGTACCTGCAGCTCACCTTCCAGATCATCGACGGCGAGTTCAAGGGCCGCCTGGTTTGGGCCCGGCTGAACCTCGAGAACAAGTCAGAAATGACGGTCAAGATCGCCCGCGGCGAGCTGTCGGCCATCTGCCGCGCCATCGGCGTGATGCAGCCCAAGGACTCGGTCGAGCTCCACAACGTGCCGCTGGAGATCAACGTCGGGCTGAAGAAGCGCGACGACAACGGTGAGTTCACCAACGTCATCAAGGGCTACGCCAAGAAGGGCGGCGGCGGCGCGCCGGTGAGCGCCCGCGCTCCCGTCGGCGTTGGCCCGGGGAGCACGCCGCCCTGGAAGAGGTGAGGTGACCATCAATCAACGGTGTATCTGGCCAGACTGCTTTGGAAGGGTTCGCTAGGGCGCGGCGGGGCGAGTCTTGGTCCGGCGTGGCCCGGTCTGGCGGGGCGCGGAACGGCATGGCATGGCACGACACGGTCAGGTAGGCAACGGCGCGGAGAGACAAACCCTGGCCCGTGGCACACGGAAGGGCGTGACGCGGGATTTCAAGAAGGAGCACATGAATGAGCACGGCAACAGCGATTGGACCGAGCATCAGCAACGGCGGCAAGCGGATCATCGACACGAGCATCCCGTACCGCGTGCAGGTCGAGATCCAGGGCGATGCGGACCTCTTGTTCCACCGCTGGAACTGCGAGGCCGTCGAGGCCAAGGCTCGCTCGGCCAAGGGATCGGCGGCGAAGAAGACCGACGATATCGAGTCGTACGTCTACCGCAACGACGAGGGCGAGCTCTGCCTGCCGGGCGAGTACCTCCGTCAAGCGGTGATCGCGGCGGCCAAGTTTCGGCAGGATCCGCGTTCGCCCCGCAAGAGCGCGCAGGATCTCGTGAAGGCGGCGGTCGTGAGCCTGACGCCGCTGGCGGGCCTCGGCACCACCCGGTGGGACTACGAGCACAAGTGCCGCGTGCAGGTGCAGCGCAACGGCATCACGCGTGTGCGGCCGGCGCTCAAGACCGGGTGGTCCGCGGCGTTCGTGTTCATGGTCAACCTGCCGGAGTACGTCTCGCCCGAGATGCTGCACGGGCTGCTCACCGACGCGGGCCGTCTGGTGGGCCTGGCGGACTTCCGCCCGACGTACGGGCGCTTCCGTGTGACGCAGTTCAACCTGCTCGATGACTGAGGCACTGTCGAGTGGTATGCGAGGGTGTGGATCGGTTAGGCACGGCAGGCTTGGGCGAGGCACGGCACTCCTTATGGAACTCTCTCTCCCACTCCCACCCTCGGCCAACCACTACTACCGGCGCGTCGGTCGCGCGACGTTGATCAGCCGAGCCGGTCGGGAGTACCGCGCCAGCGTGAAGTCGGCGTTGCTGGCCATGGGCTCTCCGTCTGTGACAGGTCACCTAACCGTGTTGGTGACGGTGTACCCACCGGACCGGAGGCGTCGCGACCTCGACAATCTCCTCAAGTGCCTGCTCGATTCCCTGCAGCACGGAGGACTCTACCGAGACGACAGCATGATCGACCGGATCGACATCCGCCGCGGCCAGTGCACACGGGGTGGCGGAGTGCATGTGGAGGTTTGTGCGCTGAAGGAAACGACGAGCACTGCTTGAGCGCGGTGAGGCTCGGCTAGGCAACGCGAGGTCGGGCGGGGCGAGGCGAGGCGTGGTTGGGCATGATCCGGCTCGGCGTGGCGCGGCGCGGCTCGGCAGTGCAAGGCTCGGCAGGGTTCGGATTGGCGTGAGCGCCGGCGTGGCGAAAGCCGCGTCGGCGGATTGAAATGCAACTGCGACCCTATCAAGCCGAAGCGGTGGAGGCGATCTACCACCACCTGCGCACCCGCGAGGACAACCCCGTCGCGGTGCTCCCGACCGGATCGGGCAAGACGCCGCTGATCGCGACGATCTGCCGCGATGCGGTCACGCACTGGAACGGACGAGTCGTCATCCTCGCGCACGTCAAGGAACTGCTCGAGCAGACCGCCGAGAAGCTTCGGTTCATCGCGCCCGACCTGCCCGTCGGCATCTACTCGGCGGGCCTCAGGCGGAAGGACCTCGGCTACAGCGCCACCGTCGCGGGCATCCAGAGCATCTGGAAGAAGGCCTGTGACCTCGGGCCGGTCGACCTGATCATCGTTGACGAGGCGCACATGGTCCCCGCCGAGGACGACGGGATGTACCGGCAGTTCATCGCCGACGCCAAGGTCGTGAACCCCCACGTTCGCGTGATCGGCCTGACCGCGACGCCGTACCGCCTGAAGTCCGGCGCGATCTGCGCCCCCGAGAACATTCTCAACCACGTCTGCTACGAGGTCGGCGTTCGTGAGCTCATCGTGCAGGGCTTCCTCTCTCCGCTCAAGACCAAGGCGGGTATCCAGAAGATCAGCACCGACGACCTGCATATCCGAGCCGGCGAGTTCGTCGCCAGCGAGGTTGAGGACCTCATGGACAAGGAGGGGCTGGTCGAGGGCGCGTGCGCCGAGATCGCCCAGCAAACCAAGGACCGCAGCGCCACGCTGATCTTCTCGTCCGGCATCCGCCACGGGCAGCACATCGTCGATGTGCTCAAGACCAATCACGGCATCGAGTGCGGGTTCGTCACCGGCGACACGCCCGACGGCGTGCGTGCAGCGATCCTCGGGCGTTTCCGCTCTGGCGAGCTCAAGTACCTGTGCAACGTGAACGTGCTCACAACCGGCTTCGACGCCCCGCACATCGACTGCGTGGCGCTCGTGCGGCCGACCATGTCTCCGGGCCTGTACTACCAGATGGTGGGCCGGGGCTTCCGGCTGCACCCGGGCAAGACTGATTGTCTCGTGCTGGACTTTGGCGGCAACGTGCTGCGCCACGGCCCGGTCGACGCCATCCGCATCGCCACCGACGATCGCGGCGACGGCGAAGCGCCGGCGAAGGAGTGTCCGAACTGCCAGGCCCTCATCGCGGCGGGATACCAGACTTGCCCGCAGTGCGGCCACCAGTTCCCCGAGCCGAACAGGCAACAGCACGAGGCGAAGGCGAGCACCGAGGGCATCCTCAGCGGCCAGACCACGCGCGAAGAGCACCGCGTCAGCGAGACGACGTACCACGTGCACTCCAAGCGCAGCGACCCCTCCGCGCCGCTGACGATGCGCGTCGAGTATCGCGTCGGATTCAACCGCTACTTCCGCGAGTGGGTCTGCTTCGACCACAACGGGTACGCGCGGACCAAGGCCGAGGCCTGGTGGCGTGCCCGCTCGGTTGAGCCGGTCCCCGGCGGCACGGAGGAAGCGGTCGAAATGGCCAAGGCCGGGGCGCTCGCGCCGACGCTCTCGATCACCGTCGAGAAGAAGGCCGGCGACCAGTTCGAGCGCGTCACGCAGCACGTGCTGGGCGACAAGCCGCCGCGGCTGGACAGCGAAGAAGGCCTGCCGGACCGGCCGCCGGAGCCCGCGGGCATGACGTACGGCATCCCCGATGAGGAGATCCCGTTCTGATGAGCGAGGGCCCCTCCATCCTGCTCGAGTCGGCGCGCATGTACCTCTCCCGCGGGTACGCGGTCATCCCCGTGCCCGCGCGGAAGAAGATCCCCGTGCTCAAGGGGTGGACTGACCTGCGGCTCTCCGAGAGCGACCTGCCGGCGCACTTCAACGGCACCGGCAACATCGGCGTGCTTCTCGGCGAGCCGAGCGGCTGGCTCATCGACGTCGACCTCGACTGCGACGAGGCGGTGGCGCTTGCGCCCAAGTTCCTGCCGCCGACGGGCGCGATGTCCGGGCGGCCGGGCAAGCCCGCGTCGCACTGGTGGTACGTGTGCGAGGGGATCAAGACCCGCAAGCACCAGGATCCGGTGTCGAAGAAGATGATCGTGGAGCTTCGGAGCACGGGTGCTCAGACCGTCGTCGGCCCGAGCATCCATCCCTGCGGCGAGCCGTATGACCCGCTCGACGGCGAGCCCGCCGTGGTCGACGCCGGGGAACTGGCCGCCGCCGTCGCGGCGCTGGCTGAGGCGGTCACCGAAGCACGGCACGGGCGCAAGGAAACGATCGCTTCCCAGTCACGATCACTAGGAAGCGATCGTTTCCCAGCGGGCGACGCCGTTCTGCGCCGTGCCGCTGCGTACCTCGACCGCATTCCGCCGGCGTTCTCCGGATCGGGCGGACACAGCCAGACCTACGCGGCGGCCACAGCGATGGTGCATGGGTTTGGGCTCGATCCCGAGACCGCGTTCTCGCTGCTGTGGGATCGGTACAACCCGCGGTGCCAACCCCCGTGGTCGGAGAAAGAGCTGCGGCACAAGGTCAGCGACGCGGCGAACAAACCACACGATCGTCCGCATGGATGGCTGCGCGACGCAGGCCCCGCCGAAGCCAGTGACGTTGATCTGTCTGGATTCAACCCTGAGTCGCGGCGTGCTATCGTCGATCGGCCCCGCTCGGAGCGTCCGCCAGATCCGGGTCCGTTCCCCGACCATCTTCTCCGCGTGCCCGGCTTCATCGAGCAGGTGGTGGCGTACAACCTCGCCACGGCGACGCGCCCACAGCCCGTGCTCGCACTCGCGGCCGCCATCTGCCTCCAGGCCGTCCTCGCGGCCCGCAAGGTGCGCGACGAGCGAGGCAACCGAACCAATGTCTACTGCGTCGGCGTCGCACCCTCCGGGGCTGGCAAGGACAACGCCCGCAAGGTCAACAAGAACATCCTCTTCGCCGCCGACCTGGTCGCGCACGAGGGCAACGAGGATCTGGCGTCCGACGCGGGGCTGGTCACCGCCGTGGAGACCGAGCCGGCGGTCCTGTTTCAGATCGACGAGTTCGGCCGCTTCCTGCGCACCATCGGCGACCCGAAGAAGGCCCCGCACCTGTTCAACGTGCTCACGGCGCTGATGAAGCTCTACAGCAGCGCCGACACGGTCTTCCGCGGCAAGGCCTACGCCGACAAGAAGCGCAACAAGGTGGTCGATCAGCCGTGCGTGAGCGTCTACGGCACGACCGTCCCCGAGCACTTCTTCGAGTCTCTCACCGCAGACAGCCTCAGCGACGGCTTCATCGCGCGCTTGCTCGTGTTCGAGTCGGCCGAGACGCCGGCGCGGCAGCGGGCCAAGGCGTTGAGTGTCCCCGAACCTCTGAAGCAGGCGGCGGAATGGTGGGGAGCGCAGCAGCCCGGAGGCAACCTCTTCAAGGAGCACCCCAAGCCGATCGTGGTCGAGACGACGCCGCAGGCGGGCGAGGTGTTCGATGCGCTCGCCTCAACGGTGGATGCCGAACTGGGCAAGCCCGATGAGACGGGTCGCTCGCTGTGGGCTCGCGCGGAGGAGAAGGCGTGCCGCCTGGCGCTGATCTACGCCAGCTCCGCGAACGCCGAGAAGCCCGTGATCGACGCCGACGCCGCCCGCTGGGCCTGCGACCTGTCGACCTACCTCACGCGGCGGATGCTCTACATCGCCCACGAATGGGTCGCCGACGGCGTCTTCGACGCCCGGCAGAAGCGCGTGGTCCGGGTGGTGCGCAAGGCGGGTGGAAAGATCTCCCGCAGTGAACTCTGCCGCAAGACGCAGTGGTTGACGCAGCGGGAGCGTCAGGAAGTCATCGACAACCTCCTGGAAACACAGCAGTTGCGGCAGGAAGAGGAATCCTCCTCGACGCGGCCGAAGGTGGTGTACGCCCTTGCCTGAACCAGATCTTTCAATCTTTCACCTACTCACCGCGCGCGTACGCGATACGCGCACGCGTGGGCACGCGCATAGGCGAAAGGGAGGTATTGAAAGATTGAAAGATCTCTCTCTTCCATCATGTACTTCCCCCCTCCCGACCCGTCGCGCCCATGCAGGTCGCGTGCCAGGGAGCGCCTACCGCGAGCCCAACAGCCCGAAGCCTAACGGCGCGGGTGAGGGGGTCGGTAGGTACTTCCCCGCCCGCGTCGCGTTGCTACGCCCGCGGGAACAGCCGCGCTTGGCGACAGAGTTTGTTTCGCCCGTCCGAGCGCCGGGCGGCCCCGTGGCGGGGTCGGTATGCCGCCCCGCCCAGGACGCGACGTGGGCCAACGTGGGCGGACCCGTGGCCAACGGTCGAGGCCCGTAGCGGGCGGGAATTGGGGCGTTGAGCGCCCCCGGACGGGCCCGTCAGCCCGAGCGATCCAGCCAACCAGCGATCCAGCCATCCCCGGACCTGCCGCATGTGCGGCGGGCCACCACGACGCCCCACGCGCAGGCGCTTGTTGCCGCGCGTCCGAACGGAGATCGCTGTGAACATCGAGACGCTCCCCATCGACGCGGTCAAGGAGTACGACCGCAACCCCCGCACCATCAGCGACACCGCCGTTGACGCGGTTGCCAAGAGCATCGAGGCCTTCGGCTTCAAGATCCCAATCTTGATCGACGCGGACGGTGTGATCATCGCCGGGCACACGCGGCTCCGCGCGGCGCGGAAGCTCGGGCTGAAGGAGGTGCCGACCATCCGCGCGGACGACCTCACGCCGGATCAGGTCAAGGCGCTGCGCATCGCTGACAACAAGGTGGCGTCGCTCACCTCGTGGGACATGGAACTGCTGCCCATTGAGCTGGCCGACCTGAAGGGCGTCGACTTCGATCTCGCGCTCCTGGGGTTCAGCGCCGAGGATCTCGCGGCGATCATGGCCCCTGCCGGCACCGAAGGGTTCGTCGATCCCGACGATGTGCCCGCGCCGCCGGACGCGGCGACGACGGTCCCCGGCGACATCTGGGTGCTCGGTAACCACCGCTTGATGTGCGGCGACTCGTCGAAGCCGGAGGACCTCGATCGGCTGCTCGACGGGCAGCCGATCCACCTGGTCAACACCGATCCGCCGTACAACGTGAAGGTCGAGCCGCGTTCGAACAACGCGATCGCGGCCGGGCTGTCGTCGTTCACGATGGCGCAGCGGAAGGACGCCAGCGCCGGCGACCAGCAGTCGGCAGACCTGCACCGCTACCCGGAGAAGTCCAAGCCGACGCACAAGAAGCTCCGGGCCAAGGACCGGCCGCTCGCCAACGACTTTGTCAGCGACGCCGAGTTCGACCGGCTGCTGGCAGCGTGGTTCGGGAACATCGCGCGCGTGCTCATCCCCGGCGGCGGGTTCTACATCTGGGGCGGCTACGCCAACTGCGCCAACTACCCGCCGGTGCTCAAGGCGATGGAGCTGTATTTCAGCCAGGCGGTGATCTGGATCAAGGAGCACCCGGTCCTGACCCGCAAGGACTTCATGGGCAATCACGAGTGGTGCTTCTACGGCTGGAAGGAGGGCGCGGCGCACCGCTTCTTCGGCCCCAACAACGTGCCGGACACATGGAGCATCAAGAAGGTCAACCCGCAGAGCATGGTCCATTTGACGGAGAAGCCGGTGGAACTCGCGCGTCGGGCCATCGAGTACTCGTCGCGGCCGGGCGAGAACGTGCTCGACCTGTTCGGCGGCAGCGGCAGCACGCTCATCGGCGCTGAGATGACGGGGCGGCGGGCGTTCCTGATGGAACTGGACCCGCTGTACTGCGACGTGATCGTGCAGCGGTGGGAGAAGTTCACGGGCCGCAAGGCGGAGCGCATGGGCTCAAACGCTGTGGCCGAAGAGAAAGCCGCGACCCCCCACACGAGGGTCGCGGCTGGGAGCAAGGCGTGATGTGCGCCTCACTCGTCGAGGGTCGGGAGCGGGCCGTCGGTCGCTTCGTCCCATTCAAGGGCGTAGCGCTCGGCGATGTCCTCGAGGTCGTGCTCGGTCAGGTACTCGGCGGTCTTCCGCTCCTGGCACGCGGCGACGGCCCGCGCGAGCTCCGTCCACTCCTCGATGGTGAGCATCTGGTCCTGGCGTGCGCCGAGCAGGTAGAGCGCGGCTTGGAGGACGGCCTCCAGTTGCGCTTCGCGGTTGGGGGCGGGCGTCGCGTTCATGGCTCAGGCTCCCTTCCCGGCCACGAACACTCCGCGTTCGTGCTTCTTGAACCGGGCCGCCGTTCCCTTGGCGGCGATCTCGCGGATGATGGCGGCGTAGAGCGTGGCCTCGGGGGTCTTGCCGCCCGGCGAGCGCCACAGGCCCTTGGCTTCCATCGCGGCGATCATCTCCTTGGCCCGCATGGGCACCTCGCTCGCGGCGAGCACCTGCGCGGCCGCGTCGAGCGCGCTGACCCGCTTGGGCGTGGGCTCCTTGTCTGGCTTCGGGGCCTTCTCGACCTTGGGCTTCTTCCCCTTGGCGGCCGCGGCCAAGTTCGCGGTGTTGGCCACCTCCTTCTCGCTGGGGACCTCGTGGTCCTGCTTCCCGCCCGCGAGCCGGTCCTTGATCTCCGCGAGCGCCGCCTTGCGGAGGCGCTCCGTGCTCGACGCGGCGGCGTCGGGCTTGCGCTTGGGGATGCGCTTGCCGCCCGGGCCGACGGCTCGCTTCATCGCGGGGGTGCTGCTGGGCTTCTTCGTTCTCGTGCTCATGGTCATCTCCGAACTCGGGGTTGGAACCCCCGTCGCACGATGCGGCGGGGAAGAGTGGCCGTCGCGGTTCCCCGCGACGCCGCGTGCGGATGTTCAGTGGCTCTGCACGATGCTGATCTGGAACTCGGAGCCGTCCCCCATCCGAAGCACCAAGCCCTTGTTGCTCGTGAGCAGTTGCGCGCTGTCAAAGGTGTCGGCGTGGGCCAGGCCCTCGGCCTCGCTCACCATGTCGCGGGCGATGTCGGCCAGCGCGATGTCGTCGTCCTCGCCCTCGGTCTCTTCGCGGGCGTCGAGGAGGCTCTGGATCAGGGACAGCAGCGTGTTCTGCAGGTCAGTCTCGTTCATGGTCGTTCTCCTTGGGCGAGCGGGCGTTCAGCAGCCCGCGATGCGTTCGATCTCGTTGAGGACGTCGTGGACCATCGAGTTGGTGGCGGCCGCCTGTCCCCGGCGGTCCCGCCCGTAGACGTGCTTGGCGACCTCAACGGCCTTCGCGTAGCGGTCCTCGCGGCTCTCGTCGCGGCGGAACTCGGCGATGACCTTGTCGAAGCGGCCTTCCGCGCGGCTCATGCGGACCACGCTGGCGGCCGCGCCGGCGTCCGTGGCTCGAACCGTGATGTCTTCCTCGTGCCCCTCGATGACGATGTGCTTGATCTTCATGGCGTGTCTCCGTGGCGGTCGTTACTCGGCGTCGTTCAGGAAGGCCTCGACGTGCTCGCGGTCCATCCCGCTCATGAACCCGACCAGGTCGATCAGGTCGCTACGGACCTTCCCGAGGTCGCCCGTGCGGCCCCAGTTCTTCGGGTCGGCCTTGGCCGTCTCGGCGTGCTTGTCGAGCTCCATCTGCAGGACGTCCATCAGCCGGGCGATGTCGTTCCGCCAGGTGGCGTACGTCTCGGCGGCGGTCGGTTGCTGGGGGGCGGGCGTGCGGTTGTGCTTGCGTGCGTTCATCTACTTGCTCCTATGCGTTGGCTTGGGCTGGTGAACAAAGAAGCCCGCATCTCGCGGGCTTCAGGTGGTCGGCAGTTCGGGGTTGCGAGGGCTTGTTGGGGCCTCTTCGCGTGCGGCCTCGCGGGCCGCGTCGCTCCGCCCTTGGCGGTAGCCGGTATGCAGTCCCTCGCGGTACCCGGCTTCGAAGGCGTGGCGGACCAGGTCGCGGATCGACCACACCGGGATCTCGTGGAAGTCGAGTCTGTCGCTCTTGCGGGTGTCAAGCGTCTCCAGCAGCAGTTCGACCTTGGCCCATTCCATCTCGGCGTCGAGAGCCTTCTGCTTGCTGATCCCGTCGAGGCTGGTCTTGGTGGTCTTCTTGGCGTTTCGCGGGGCGTTCATCGTTGTGGTCTCCGTCGCGTGCGGGGGTTTGGTTCCTCCCGCTCGTGTGTGACACACATTGGCCGGCTGATGGGGAACAGGCAAGGCGTTCCGCCTGCATTTCTCGATGATTCTGCGACATGTGGGCAACTCTGCCGCCCATGTGGGCAACCGCGCGCGGGAGGTCCGCGATGACTCCCGAACACGCGCCTAGTCCCGAGCCTGCACAGGGAATGTCCCGGCTCAACCCCGCCGCGCTTGGCGTCGCGGATGCCGCCCGCGTGCTCTCGCGGATCGGGGGCAAGCCCGTCACCGAGGAGATGCTCCGCGCCGACATCGACGCGGGCGCGCCGACCAACGCCAACGGCACCATCAACCTCGTGCACTACGCCGCGTGGCTGGTAAAGGAGATGAACGCCGGTGGGGATTGACCCGCGTCAACTCAAGCCCGGCGAGCTCGCGCGGCTGCTCAACAGCACGCCGCTGGGCGAGGTGGTCAGCGAGCGCCAGCTCCACCGGCATCGCACGCGCGCGGGGTTCCGCGTCGCGGCCGACGGTGACGCGGGCAAGGTCGACCTGTTCCGTTACGTCGCGTGGCTGGTGACGACGCGGCACGAGGCGCTGGCGGAGGCTGCACGAACGCCCGAGGGGCTCACGGGCTACGAGGCGATGAAGGAGCGCGCGAGACTCCGCAACGCGATGCTCTCGCTCTCGGGGCGAGACATCGGCGACCTGCCACCCGTCGCGGACCCCGTGCGGCGCGCGCGGGCCGCGAAGGACTTTCGGTACTTCTGCGAGACGTACTTCGCGCAGACCTTCCACCTCAAGTGGTCCGACGACCACCTGAAGGTCATCGCCAAGATCGAGCAGGCGGTGCTCGACGGCGGGCTGTTCGCGATGGCGATGCCGCGCGGCTCGGGCAAGACGAGCCTGTGCGAGGTCGCGTGCCTGTGGGCGCTCCTCTACGGTCACCGCGAGTTCGTGGCGCTCATCGGCTCCGACGAAGAGCACGCGGCGGGGATGCTCGAGTCGATCAAGGCGGAACTGGAGAACAGCGAGATCCTCGGCGCGGACTTCCCGGAGGTCTGCCATCCGATCCGCTCGCTCGAGGGCATCCACCAGCGTGCCTCGGGCCAGCTCTACCAGGGCAAGCAGACCCACATCGGCTGGACGGCACGCGAGATCGTGCTGCCGACCATGCCTGGTTCGGCGGCTTCGGGATCGATCATCCGCGTCGCCGGGATCACCGGTCGCATCCGCGGCATGAAGCACAAGCGAGTCGACGGGGTGAGCGTCCGCCCGTCGCTGGTGCTCATCGACGACCCGCAGACTGACGAGAGCGCCCGCTCGCCGTCCCAGTGCGCCAACCGCGAGCGGATCCTCGCCGGTGCGATCCTGGGCCTGGCGGGGCCGGGCCGAAAGATCGCCGGGCTCATGACGCTGACGGTGGTCCGCCCCGACGACCTGGCCGACCGCATCCTCGACCGCGACAAGCACCCGCAGTGGCAGGGCGAGCGGACGAAGATGGTGTACTCGTTCCCGATCGCCGATCGGCTGTGGGCGGAGTACGCCCGTCTGCGGGCCGAGGGTCTCAAGGCCGACCGGGGCGGGGCGGAGGCGACCGCGTTCTATAAGGCGCACCGGGCGGACATGGACGCCGGCGCGGTGATCGCGTGGCCCGAACGCTTCAACCACGACGAGCTGTCAGCGGTGCAGCACGCGATGAACCTGCGGCTGCAGAACGAGGCCGCGTTCTTCGCCGAGTACCAGAACGAGCCGCTCCCCGAGGTCGAGGTCGCTGACGACCTGCTCAGCGCCGATCAGATTGCGGCCAAGGTGAACGGCCACGCCCGCGGGCTGGTCCCGCTGGGGTGCTCGCACCTGACGATGTTCGTGGACGTGCAGGGCAAGGCCCTGTTCTACCTCGTGGCGGCATGGGAGGATGACTTCACGGGCCACGTGATCGACTACGGCACAGAGCCGGATCAGAAGCATGCGTACTTCACGCTCCGGGACATCAAGCGGACCCTCGGGGCGGCGTCGGCCCGCGCCGGCGTCGAGGGGGCGATCTACGCCGGGCTCGAGCGACTCATCGACGCGACCGTGGCCCGTGAGTGGCGGCGCGACGACGGGGCGATGGTGCGCGTAGATCGCTGCCTGATCGACGCCAACTGGGGATCGTCGACGGATGTGGTCTATCAGTTCTGCCGTCAGAGTCCGCACGCGAGCGTGTTGACGCCCAGTCACGGGCGGTACGTGGGCGCGAGCAGCCTTCCCTTCAGCGACTACAAGCGCAAGCGCGGCGAGCGGGTCGGGTTGAACTGGCGGGTCCCGGTCGTGACCGGGAAGCGGGCGGTGCGGCACGTGCTCTTTGACACGAACTTCTGGAAGTCCTTCGTGCATGCCCGGCTCGCCGTGCCGATGGGCGATCCCGGCGGGCTGTCGCTCTTTGGTCACAAGCCCGAGCACCACCGACTGCTTTCGGAGCACCTGACCAGCGAGTACCGCGTGCGAACGGAGGGGCGGGGCCGCACGGTTGACGAGTGGAAGCTCCGGGTCGAAGGGCTCGACAACCACTGGCTGGACGGCCTCGTGGGCTGCGCGGTTGCGGCGTCGATGGAAGGGGCGGTGCTGTTCGGCACGGACCAGAAGGTGGTCGCGCGGCCACGGCTGAAGCTCTCGGCTTTGAAGGAGCGGACGCGATGAAGGCAAAGCCGCCGCCAAAGCAAGATGCCAAGCCCAAGGGCATCGTCTGCCCGACCTGCGGCTGTTGCCACTTCGAGGTGGTCTACACCCGCGCGACCCCGACCGGCACGATCCGCCGTCGGCGGCAGTGCCGTCACTGCGGGCGACGTGTCACGACCAGCGAGCGCCTCGGGGCATGATCGCTCACTCAGTTCTACCGGTGGAACAGATCGTCGAAATGTTGATGCGAAGCGGGCAGATGGCCGCGCCGCCGCATAGGGGACACCTAGAGGTCGCGCTGTGCGGCCGGTGAGGTGAACCCGTGCCCGATCCCGTCCCAAACCTCGAGCAGGCTATCCGCGACAACGCGTCGCAGCCCGCGAAGGCGTCGGTTGACGGCCAGTCCGTCGAGCAACACCCGCTGAAGGACCAACTCGAGGCCGTCCGCTTCTTCGCGTCCAAGGACGCCGCGAGGAAGCCCGGCCTCGGCATCAAGTTCGCCAAGATCGTCCCCCCCGGCTCCGTCTGACCCACTCATGCTGAAAGCCATCGCCAACATCATGAGCCGGGTCGCCCCCCACCGCGGCACTCCTGCCGACTCTCCCTCCCCGGCGGCGTCGCGAGACCCGCATGGACGTGGGTCGCGCGGCGGCCGTCGGTTGGTGGTCGCCAAGTTCGACTCGGCGCAGACGACCGCCGACAACCGCAAGCACTGGGCAAACGCCGACGGCCTCTCGCCCAACGCCGCGATCAACCCCGAGGTGCGTCGAGTTCTTCGCAACCGGGCCCGCTACGAGGTCGCCAACAACTCCTACGCCAAGGGGATCGTCCTCACGCTCGCGAACGACACCATCGGCACTGGTCCCCGGCTGCAGATGCTCACCAGTGACGCCGAGGCCAACGCCCGCATCGAGGACGCGTTCGAGCAGTGGTCGCGGGCCGTCGATCTGCCCGGCAAGCTCCGCACCATGCGGATGGCCCGTGCCGAGACCGGCGAGGCGTTCGCGCTGCTGGTGAACAACCCCGGCGTGGCCTCCCAGGTGTCGCTGGACGTCAAGCTCATCGAGGCGGACCAGGTCTGCTCGCCGCTCATGCGCCGTGGCCGGACCGACGAGATCGACGGCATCCTCCTCGACCAGTGGGGCAACCCCTCGGCGTACCGCGTCCTCAAGCGGCATCCCGGTGACAGCACAGCGCTCCGCACTCTCATCGACGACCTGCTCGCGTACGACACGCTCCCCGCCGCTTCGGTCGTGCACTACTACCGGGCCGATCGGCCGGGCCAACTGCGTGGCATCCCCGACATCACGCCGGCGCTCCCGCTCTTTGCTCAGCTCCGCCGGTACACGCTGGCGACCATTGCGGCCGCCGAGACCGCCGCCAACTTCGCCGCCGTCATCTACACCGACGCCCCGGCCAACGGCGAGGCCGATCCGCTCGAGCCGATGGACGAAGTCGAGCTTGAGCAGCGTCTGGCGACCGTACTCCCTGGCGGTTGGAAGCTCGGGCAGATCCACGCCGAGCAGCCGACCACGACGTTCGGCGAGTTCAAGCGCGAGATCCTCAACGAGATCGCCCGCTGCCTGAACATGCCGTTCAACGTCGCGGCGGGGAACTCGTCCGGTTACAACTACGCCAGCGGCCGCCTGGACCACCAGGTGTACTTCAAGAGCATCCGCGTCGAGCAGCACCAGCTGCAGCTCGCCGTGCTCGACCGCATCCTCAAAGCCTGGCTCAACGAGGCGGTGCTGGTCGAGGGGCTGCTCCCGCAGTCGCTCCGCACGATCGCCCGCACGCTCCCGGAGCACGCGTGGTTCTGGGATGGCGTCGAGCACGTCGATCCCGCCAAGGAAGCCAACGCGCAGGCGACGCGCCTGGCGAACCACACGACCACGCTCGCGGTTGAGTTCGCCCGCCAGGGGCGCGACTGGGAGCAGGAGCTCCGCCAGCGCGCCAAGGAACTCGCGCTCATGAACGAGCTGGGCCTCGTGCCCGCCGCGGCGTCACCGGCGGGAAGTACGCCCGCGAATCCCGCAGCGCCAGCCGACGACACCGATCCCGCAGACCCCGTGGACGAGGAGACCGCCAGTGCCAGTGCCGACTGACTCCATCAAGATCCTGCCCGCGCTCATGCTCACCGCGACGGCCGACATCACCTTCGCCGCTGCGGCGGACGGACAGACTGCGCCGCTGCCCCGGTTCAAGATGGTCGCGTACAGCGGCGGCGCGATGCGCGTCGGGGGCTGGCGGCACCCCGTGGTGATCGACCTCGCTGGCCTGGGTGTCCCGTCGCAGGCCCGCCCGATCCGCTTCGGGCACGACCCGCTCTCGGGCGTCGGCCACACCGATGCGATCCGCGTCGAGGCCGGGCAACTCATTGCGACCGGCGTGATTTCCCGCGACACACCCGCCGCGAAGGAGGTCGTCGCCTCCAGCCGGAACGGATTCCCCTGGCAGGCCTCCG